CTGTCGTCCTCGACCGTGTCGCGGGCGATGCTTTCGCTGTTTTCGTCCGGGGGGCTATCGGGCAGGTCTTCGAGCTGACCCTCGTCGAAGCCCTGCCGGATCAGTTCGGCGACCGTCCGCTGCACCTGATGAAAACTGTAGTCGAGCGGCTGGCCGAGGCGCGCCCGACGTGAGACGCCGAATTCTTCCGGCGGCACCGGCTCGATCTTGCAACAGCCGTATTTGCGCTTGGTGACGATGGTGAAGTCGTGGAGGGGGCCGTAGACGGGGGGAACCGGGGCGGCGCCGGAAAGGCCCATTTCAGGGGGCATTCCACCCATTTCCGGCGGCATTCCGCCATTCATCGGCGGCGCCGGGTTCTGCATTTCAGGCCCCGGGCCGGGCATCTGCGGCCCCGGCATCATGGGCGGGCCGGGAGGAACACCGGGGGGCAACCCTCCCGGCCCTACGGGCATTCCTGCTGTCAATGGGGAAGGCGTCCCCGCGAAGGCGGGGATGGGCAATGGTGCCGGTACTTCAGGCTCGTGCTCGGTGTGCTCGATGATCTCGATCTCGGGGTCGGCTACAAACAGCGCATAGACGTCCTCCGACTGGTCGTAGAACGTCTCCTCCTCACGGTCCTCGCGCTCCTCCCAGTAGATTTTGACGATGCCGTTCTTCGACAGCAGCGCATCCTTGATAAAACAATAGCTGACGAGGAAGCCCTCGTTTTTTTGCAGAAAAACGTGGTTGATGTAGTCCGTCTCCTGCTGGGCAGCCTCCTCGTCCTCGGCGCTCACCGGGTTGAAGCGCACCACCTCGTCGCCACTGGCAAATATCTCCATGAGCCCCGGCATCAGGCCCTCGACCGTATCGAACACGTCCATGCTGACCGCCTTGCTGCGATCGGGCTGGGCCGGCATGTCGGCCTTCATGTCGCCGTTGTAGTAGTCGAGCCCTTTCTCGCGCTCTTCGGAGAGGCGAGCGGCCTGGTCGGCGCTCAACGCATCGCGTTTCTCGGCCGCCAGGATGGCAGTCAATTCGCGTTCGTCGAGCTTGGCCATCAGCGATGCTTCCTGAGATGTTTGACCTCGGCCCACCAACAGACGCGACGGCTAGCGATACGCCAGCGCCTCAGACGCTCCCGGATGTAGCCTGTATCACCGGCCAGCAACGCAAGGTCGATGTCAGTGAGAGGGCCACAGACCGGGTACATGTCCATCAGACGGCCATCCCGTCATGGTCAGAAACCTCCCCCGGAGGGTTTGTGACCGTTTCTGACCCCGCGTCTTCTTGCGGTTCTACCGCTGCCAGGCACATCCCCCTGAGGGCATCCATGATGCCCGGCACCCCGAGCCGGTCGAGGCCCTCGGTGTAGACATGCCGCATGATCTGGATACGATCAGGGTAGTCCATCACCGTATCCGGCACCCAGTCGGCCGGCATGCTGTCGGGAATCAGGGTTGGCATTGTGTACCCCTTTTAATGGCGGAATTGCGCCATTTTTTCATTACTTTAAGCTTAAACAGTTTGAGATCAAACCATTATGAGCACAGCCGTCCCCCGTACCTTCCCTTCCCGCTTTTCGAGGAGGGAAGCCCGTCTTCCAGCACCGGTATCTACGCCTTCAACGATATCGCTCGTTGCCAGCGCTTCGCCCGGATCGGCTCCGGGCCGCCTACTCTACTGTGGGAAGGTTGGTTGGCGCTTCTGTCCTTCCGCCGGGTCCAGCTAAAAGGACGGGTCGGGGGTCGCTCCCCCGGTGCATATCCGGACTTCATCGATAAGGCAGCACGGTCAAGTCCGTCGAAGACGGCTGCCTGTAATGGTAAGACCGGCGACGGGGTGGCGGCCGGGGGCTGCGCTTCAAGGTCCGTCGCCGGCCTCCGACCTCCGGCCATTGGAGGCACCCGATGGTCGAGGGGTCAGCCTGTGGTTTTCTTGCGGGCGCGATAGGCCTTCATCCGCTCGGCGGTGGTCTTCGGCGCCTCGCCCTTCGGCTTGACGCCACGTTTCCGCGTTACGGAATTGTCAGGCGTTACGGATTGCGTTACCGTTACGTAATTCCTTTTCGTAACGGGCGACGGCGTAACGGTCGTAACGGCGAGCTTGGTGTCGACCTGATGCCGCGTCGACTGTCGCTCGGCCCGCTTGAACAACGGCTTCCGCGGGAGGCCGGAAAACGGGTCGCTCTTGTCCAGTGCCATCAGCTGCTCTTTGGGTCCAACCTTCATGTCTCGACGCCGTATGCCCTGGGTGAAGGAGAAGATCGTCGAGCTTCGGGCCGATATCAAACGCCACAAGAACGTCCCCGGCTACGAGATGGTCACCCGGGATATGCGCCTCGAACTAGCCGAAATGCGCCGCATGACATGGCGGCAACAGAACTACAAATACGAATACCGCCAGATGTGGGCGCTGTGGGAAAACGACCCATCCACTCGCCCCCCAACCCGTGAAGCTCGCCGCCAAATACTACAAGCCATCGAGGAAAAGTGGCAGCCGGAAGAAGAGACACCCATCGAAGAGGAGATGGACATCGATGTGTATCTAGACCGGCTGGAAGCCGAGGAGAAGGCCCGTCACGTCAAGTTTCTGCCGGTTGCCAAGGGGCCGCCGATCGATCCCATTCTGCCTTGGCCGAAGCCGAAGAAGCCACGGAAACGCAGGCCCCACAAGCTCCTCTTCCCAACCGGCACCGAGACCGAGAAACGCAAAGCCCTCCGCGCCTTCATCAAGAAGCGCCGCCCGGACTGGAAGGGCATCAAGGTCTATGCCCACTGCATCACCATCGACGGCCGCGGATCGGTGTATTTCCACTGGCTGAATAGCTTCAACGTCCCCGCCACCGCCTCCATCTGGGACCACATCACCCGGCAGAACCTGGAATACGCCATCAACCGCTTTGACAACATGAGCGCTAAGCCAGCCCCAGCCTTTGGTACTGGATCTTCCGGTTGAAGCCGCCCTGGTCGATCGTCTGGTCGATCGAAATGGCCAAATACCTGAAGCTATCGGCGATATGGGAGGCCCAATCATGCACCGGCTTGGGCTTTGGCGTTTGTAATTTGCTGTCATATTCGGCCCGGTACATTTTCAGGCCGTCAACCCCGCGCTCGGTCTTGGCTTTGTCGAACCAGCAGCGGGGCAGGATCATGCGGGCGGCGTTGATGCCGTCCTCGACCTCAAGCCGCCGGCAAACCGTGACTTTGAGCCCAAGGCCCTCGAGTACCTCCTTGCGGCTCTTGCCCGTGCCGAGCTCGCGCGCCTCCACATCATGCGGCAGGATGTGACCGGCGTAAATGTAGGGTTTCCGCTCGATCTGCTGGACGTAGTGGCCCAACTCCATCGAGTCCATTTCGTAGTAGTCGATCAAGTGGATTTCACGGCCCACCACCTGAGCAAACCATATCACGGTTCGGTCTGAAATGCCGAGATCCCATGCGGTCCAGACCCGGGCGGCAGGATCGTAGGGAACGCCGGTTACCCGCTTGTCCTTCTCGACGTTTGCCATCTGCTGGGCGAAGTAAGCCCCGGTAATGGCGGCTTCAAAGCTGCACTCGAATTCCTGCTCGTACTGCTCCGGGGACATGGTCCGGCGAGCATCCGCCAGTTCGGCTTCCGGCAGGATGCTGGTTTTGCTGGCGGGAAGCCTTAGGACCAGCCAATGGTCAGGGTCTTTCTCGCCCTGTATGACGAGGTCGTGGAGCCAGTTTCTGCCCCTCGGGGTGCCGATAAAAACGGCCCATCCACTATGGTCTGCGAGGGTCGGCCTGATGACTTCAGGCCAGGCACGAGGATCGACATCGGCTGGCTCATCGATCACCACGCCATCGAAGTAGACCCCCCGCATCCGGTCGTAGTTGTCCGATCCGTAAAGCCTGATTGCCGCTCCGGTAGGGAAGGTGACCTGAAGGTCCACCTCCCTGAATTCCATGCCGGGCATGGGCGAGGTGTAATGCTTGAGATAGGCCCAGGCGATATCTTTGGCCTGGGTGTATGTCGGGGCGAGGTAGCCGTAACGGGGCGGGGGATGTTGGCGCTTGTTGAGGGTGGCGCGGAGGATGAGGTCGTTGATACAGGCTACGGTTTTGCCGGCTCGTCGGTGGGCGACGATGGCTGCCCACCGTTGGCTCCGTTCGTGTAGGGGGCGGAATGGTTCTCTAAAGCCGTACGGGAAGACAGATCGTGCAGTTGGTTGAGCCCCGTCAGCCATATCAGTTCCATCCGGGCGGGTGGGCTTTCGTCATCGCCGGCGATGGGTTGGGCGACCTTGCCGTCGATCCGGTTTGCGATCTCGATGAAGGCGGAAACGTCGCCGCCGCGGGCCTTGGCGATGAAGACACGGGCAAGGTCGCGGAGGGTACCGGGTTTGACGTCCACCAGGTCGCCGAGTTCATTTTCGGCGAGTTCCATCTTGAGAGCATCGCGCATTGGCTTTGCGCGGCCTGGACTCCCAGATGGGTTACCGGACTGTCCCGTTTTCCAGACCATTGCTTTTGCAATACAAGGGTTTGTTATGCTTTAAGCCTAAAGTAACTGCATTTGCGGCTTCTTGCGGGTTCATTCCGGCTTCGCGGGCCATGTGGTAGAGGCGGGCTGCGAGGCGCTTCGGGTATGTTTTACGCGATCTGCGGCGATGGATCGGGGACATAAGGCTTTGCGCGACTGGCATCGATCCACTGGTCACAGACGGGACAGACGACGTACTTGATCGATGTTCCCTCGATAACGTCGGCGCCGAGCATCTTGAGCAGCGACAGGCATTCGAGACACTCGAGCTGCAGGCTCCGCTCCGGATAGGGAACACCGCGGCGGATGATTTCGATCATGCAGCATCATGCATAAAACCGCTACGGTGGTAATGTGCCATTTTGGGACAGGGTCGTCAACCGGGTTTAGTACCTGGCACGCCATGGACGCCATACATGTGGAT